TGATCCTATCATAACACCACTTGTTGATATGGTTATGAATCAGCCAGACAAGTATATGTCAGATATTTTGAATTTGATAATAAAGATGTTGAAAGAGGTTATACGGTAAGGGGCGAGTATAACACAGACACAGATAAAATATCACTAATACGAAATCCTATCAGTGAAGATATAGGCGTTGAACAAGACTATAAAGCAAGAGCATTAAAGCGACCGTTTCTTACAAAAATATCAAATGACAATACTGCGGCTCATGAAATGATACACGCCGCATTACAAAGAAATGTATCTCCATCTAAATTATCTTCTATAGTTCAGCATGGGTTTATAGATTATCAATTAGCTAAAAGTCTTGTAGACAATAAAGACTACTGGATCGAAAAATATGGTGAAGATGATTACAAAAAAGAAATAACAAATTATTTGGTTGTCGACGCTTATAAAAGAGGTTCTCCTAAAGGTGGTTTGTTAAATCTATTAAAGGATTTTGATAAAATAGACACAAATGATCTTTCTGAGCGATTAAAAAATACTTTAGATAAAGAACCAAAAAGCGCCTCTAAAGTAAAAAATTTTTTAGATTTAGACGAAGTAAAAAAAATAACTGGTATGCCAGAAAGTCAAAAATTAAGAGGATCTAAATAATGGCTATCGTATATCGCGGAGAGCGTTTTGCTGGCTATAACAAACCAAAACGCACCCCCAGTCATCCAAAGAAAAGCCATGCTGTGCTGGCAAAAGAAGGCGATAAGATAAAGCTAATTCGCTTTGGTCAGCAAGGTGTATCTGGAACACCAAAGAAAAAAGGCGAAAGCAAGTCTTATGCTAATCGCCGTAAGTCGTTCAAGGCGCGTCATGCCCAGAACATAGCTAAAGGCAAAATGTCAGCCGCCTACTGGGCCGACAAAGTTAAATGGTAAAGGAAATATTATGGCATACCCAACCAAAGATAAAAAACGAGAAAACAAAGGCAAAGCATTTACGCCTTGCCCAGCTTGCAAAAACGCAATGGCCTGTCGTAAAATGGGTGCTTGCATTAAAGGCATGAAGTAATGCCACTCACCACCAAAGGGCGCAAAGTCATGCGCGAGTTAAAAGACCAGTATGGAGATAAACGTGGAGAAGGCGTTTTCTATGCTATGGTAAACTCTGGCAGACTATCTGGTGTAGAGGAAAAGCGTAAGCCCAAAAGGAGAGGTTAATGTATGTCACTATCTATCGCAGAGACAGAAAGAGAGAGAAGGCTTTGGCGCAAGAAGCACTTGCTAAAGAGGCAGAGGCGGCAAAGGCTAAATCAGACGAAGAAACCAAGAAGTTAAAAAGAGGGCGACCCAAAAGACGAAAGGCTCAATCATGAATTGTAATAACTGTGGCTATCCCAACCCAAACGGATATGTAGGTGCTTGCAAGTCCTGCCGCCAACCACTTGTGCAAGAAGCTATACAAGTTGTAGAAACTGTGGCAAAAAAGACTAAGACGAAAAAAGTATTGACCAAAAAGGTTGTGGAAGAAGTAAATGGCGAAGATAAGTGATATTGAGTTTCAGTCCATTCTGCGGAATGAGATTGAACAGGCACTTGGTTACTATGACACGGAGTTTAGTCAAGATCGCATTGATGCGATGGACTATTACTTAGGAGAACCTTTTGGCAACGAACAGCCTGATCGCTCTCAAGTAGTAAGCACAGAAGTTTCAGATACTATCGAGCATATCATGCCGAGCCTGATGCGTATTTACACGCAGTCAGATGAGTATGTGCGTTTTTCTCCTACTGGCCCAGAAGATGTTTTGGTTGCCGAGCAGGCTAGTGACTACTGCAACTGGGTTATCAATACAGATAACTCTGGCTTTGCAATTATGCACAACTGGTTCAAAGATGCTCTGCTGTTGAAGCTAGGTGTTGTCAAATACACTTGGGAAGAAATCGTAGATGTTGAGGTTGAGGAGTATGAAGGCCTTAACGAGCAAGAACTGACTATCTTGCTTGCAGACGATGAAGTCGAAGTTGTGTCGCAGAATGAAACTGTTATTGGCGAAGAGATGGAAATGCCAGATGGCAGAATCATTCCGCAGACAATTATCTATGATGTAAAACTGCGCCGCACAAAAACAGATGGTCGTATCAATATTGAGAATGTGCCGCCAGAAGAATTTTTGATTTCTAAGCGAGCAAAGTCACTCAAAGATGCTAACTTTGTTTCACATAGAACAACGATGACCGTTAGCGATCTTGTCGCTATGGGTTATGATCGTGATGAGGTAGAGGCTTATGCGGGTGTTACAGACCTTGATACATCAGAAGAAAGAACAAGTCGGTTTGAAGATCTTGAAAGCGGATCTGAGTTTGACAGCAAAGACCCAGCCATGCGCGATGTCTTGGTTACTGAAAGCTACATCAAGGCTGATTATGACAACGATGGTGTTGCTGAGTTGCGGCGCGTTATTACTGTTGGCTCTGGCTATCATATCCTAGAGAATGAAGAATGTGACCACGTTCCATTTGCTATTCTTTCTCCTATCCTAATGCCGCATCGTGCAATCGGTCGCTCGGTTGCAGAACTTGTGATGGACGTTCAGTTGATTAAATCAACTCTGATGCGTCAGTTGCTGGATAACATCTACAACACAAACAATGCCCGTGTTGTTGCTGTTGAAGGACAAGTTAATCTTGATGACCTGCTGACTAACCGCCCAGGCGGTATTGTGCGTACTCGCGCACCAGGAATGGTTCAACCATTGCAAGTACCAGAAGTATCTGGCGCTGTATTCCCAGCACTTGAATATATGGATCGTCTGAAAGAGCAACGCACTGGTGTAAGTCGTCAGTCAATGGGCTTAGATGCTGATGCACTGCAATCAACAACTGCCACCGCTGTTGCCGCTATGCAGGCTGCATCGCAGGGCAAAATCGAAATGATTGCGCGTGTGTTTGCAGAAACAGGTGTTAAAGACTTGTTCCGTGGAATCTTGCATCTTGTTACGAAGTATCAAAACAAGCCACAGATTGTTCGTCTGCGTAATCAGTTTGTTCCGATGGATCCTCGTCAGTGGGCAAACAGCTATGACGTTCAGATCAATGTCGGTCTTGGTACTGGTCAGCGCGATCAACAGCTTGCAACGCTGTTTCAGATTGCCGCCAAGCAAGAACAGATTATGGGTACGATGGGTGTAAACAATCCTATCGTTACGCCGCTTGAGTATCGCAACACGCTTGCTAAGATTACAGAACTATCTGGCTTTAAAAACGCTGCTGAGTTTTTTGCCGATCCACGCAACGCACCTCCGCAACAGCCACAGCAACCTGCTCCTGATCCTCGCATTGCGATGGAGATGCAGAAGATGCAAGCAGATATGCAAATGGCTCAACAGAAAGCAGCTCAGGATCTTCAGCTTCAGAAAGAGAAGATGCAGATGGAGTTTGCCTTCAAGCGTGAGCAAATGGCGGCTGAGTTGCAACTACGTCAACAGGAACTTGCATTTGAAAGAGAGCTACGCGCACAGCAGATTGTTGCTGGAGTAAATACATCGACTAACCTACCAAGGGTATAGTAAATGCTGACATCACCCAATATTCTGTCAAGCATTTTAGGCCAGCAACAGCCGATCAAGAGACAAGGAATTGATATTCAATCTTTGTTAAATGTTCCTGCGCCTATGGCAAGCAACGCAATATTGGGTACTCCATCTGTAGGAAAACCATCTATGTCTAGCGACATAATGGGATATGTTCCTTCCTTTCAGCCAGCAAATCCATACTCAGCAACTAACCTGCCAGAGTTTATGCAGGGCTATGAACAAACACCTAGCGGTCGCTTTGTTATGTCACAAGGATTGCTTGGCATGGCTCCTGATGTTGCTAATGTGCAATCTCTTTTTTCTAAACAATATGGTCAAGAATACGATCCACTAGAACAACAGTTTCAAGAAAGTTTTGCGCTTGATCCTAGCCTGTTTGGCAACATCTATCGTGCTGGCGGTATGATACCTGGTGTGCCAAGAGGTATGACAGAAGATACTAGCGGAAATAATATGGCTGGTTATCTAGCTGCTGGACTTGCGTTAAAGGAAGGCTGGCCTTTACTTGAAGATGCGTGGAACGCTGGTGGCAAGGTTGTATCTCCATTGACTAAGCCAGTTGAAGAAAAGGGTGGGAATATATTTGAGGAATACATTACATCTCCAATTAAAAAGAATGTAATTGATCCTGTTGTTTCTGGTTATCAAGGATCAGAGTTTAAGAAAGATATTGTTGATCCGTTTGTTGGCAAGGTGGAGGATTTTGGCAACTGGATTGATGAAACTTTTGATAAGCCAGAATTTATTAACAATGCTCAAGAAAAAGCAAAAGAATACATTAAAGCCTTCAAAGAAAGCGATATATATAAAGCTGGTGAGTTAGCTATAGATGTTGGCACAGATGCCTTCAAAGCCTATGGCAATATTGAAAACTTTGTAAACGATCCAACAGCCACTGGCGCGTTCAAAGCTATTGATTCAATGTCTAAGTTAAACTCGTA